AGCCGCTCCGCCTCGTTATGCGCAGGGATGACGGCCACGGTCGTCATAGGTCGAACCCCTCCGGGGTCCATAACCCCTGATAGCCACGTGCCGGAATCGGATCATATTGCAGTGAGGTCCGCAGGCGGAACTCCCATGCGAACCGACCGGGCGTCCAGTCACCGAGCGCGACGTCCGTGGGATCAAGTGCTGCCTGGAGCACGGCAACCTCACGGGTGATCAGGAAGCAGTCCACGAGATCACCGAGCGCGATGATCGCCCCTGATGGAAGTTCCTTGGGTGATGCGTAGCCGTTCACTGCGAGCAGGAGTTGGTACGGCCCCTCCATGCACATATCGCGCTGAGCACGAGTCATCTTCGCGGCGTGGATGGCGAGCCGCCCTCGATAGGACGTGCCCCAGGATCGTGTCTCGTGGTGCTTGTCGTCCGTGGCCATAAGCACCGCCCATGGGTTATGCAGGGTTAGTGCTCGCACTGTTCGTCTCCCCTCACCGGCGCGGGCAGTGCGGCGATAGCGCGTGCGGCGATGGTCACCGCGCCCTGCTGGCCCATATCGCGCTTCGCAACGGCGTCCGCGATGTGATGCCGAATCGTCTCGACATGTCGCCGCACCGCCGCGTCATACGCCCCAGGATCGTCAGGATCGCCTGTGCGGGCCGTTTCTGCTGTGTTGGCATGATTCACTGTCCCGTCATCTTTGGTCGCCGCAGCGACCTTCTCCGCAAGACACGCAAAATGCAACCTTCGCTCGCGGAACCAGTCGGCATTGTCCTTCGCCGTAGCGGCCATCTCCGCGTCATAGCGGGCGAGGATGTACCGGGCTTCCTCGCGCCAGAGTTTCTCCGATAACAGTGTGAAGCTTCCTCCCGACGCACGCGATCTGTTTCGGACGACCGCGACCTCCAACTCGTCAATATGCTCCACGAGCCAGTCACGGAACGGGTCGTGGCTCATCCTGTCGCCTCCGCGCCTGCGCAGACCGCAAGGGACTCGTCTTCCCGTGCGAGGGGGAACCAATCATCGTCGAGGTTCTCACCCCAACACGGTGCGTGCCACCACGATCCGTCTGCATCTTCCATCCGCTCGTCATCACCGTAGGCGACCGGCTCACCGCACATTGGACAATCGTTCATGCCATGCCCCTTCCCCAGGTAGTCATCCCGCTCCCACTCAGTGAGCAGATCGGTGTCCATCAAGGCGTGAGCAGCGACCTCGGCGTCTGCGCCTTCCAGCAGCAGGGACACCACCGCGTCGTTGCCATCGAGGTATCCGCATATCCGGTCCCCGAGTGCGAGCGCCGTCGGGTTCGTCGCCCACATGATCGCGAGTGCTCGATTGCGGGTCATCGTGAGGATCATGGTCTTGGCCTTTCGTGTGGTGGGCTTGGGGTCCGCTCCCCGCTCCCTGATATGTCTATCATACAGTATTGTGCGCCATGTGTCAAGGTCGCGGCGCGAATCGCAGGACAGGCACCAGGATCGTGTACGTCGCGCCCTCGGTGCCCCATGACGAAAGTTCATAGCCGAGTGGCTCCAATATGCTCGTCGCCATCGTCAGTGTCTTGACCGACGTGCCATTGATACACACCGCGAGATCGTCACCGATCCTCCACAATTCGATAGGGTGGAGCCGATCCTGAATCTCGTACACATACAGCCGATCACGAAGAATAGATGCCAGACTCATGATGACGCCCCTTCCTGTGGTCAATGCTTGCAGTGTGCTCGGCGGATACCGCGCTCCTTGCGGAGCAGGTCACAGTAGGCGAATACGATGCTCGAATGGGCGTACGGGGCTGTGCTGCGTCCGGTCGCTGTGCTGCCATCTGGCGCGGTTCGGGTCACGATGGTTGCCGAGGGGTCACCCGTCTTTTTGCTCCACTTCTGCCGTAAGGACAGGATGCCAGATGCTTCCATAACCTGCTGTCCCTTTGCCAATGTCGATACGATCATTGTCTCCGGCGACAGTGGGGACAAGTATCCTCGGCTGATGTCCTGATCGGTTGCCGGTTCGGTGCTCCATGTCATGCTGCCACCCCTTCCCGGATGATTGTCGCGTCATCACTGACGGCGAGACTGGCGATCTCGTACCAGTTGACCTGCGCCAGGAACGCTGACGCGTAGTCATACGCGATGCCGTCCGTGTATCGCTTGTCCTGACTGCACACAAACTCCTCGGCGTCATCCCGCAAGTAGTCCGCCAGATCGCCAATCGAGTCGAACGGCTCCATGTCATTGTCGGCAATCATGGTGCCGAGATGCGACACCATGCCGTCGCATATCTCCATGTTGACTCTCCACGTCGCGTAGTTCGTCCATCCGTTGTAGGTCGTGTCGTCGCTCATGGTCTTGCCCTTTCCGGGTGATGTCGGGAGCGGTCCGCCCGCTCCCTCATAACTGAAGTATACGACATCTTGCGCCATGTGTCAAGGGATCGGATCAATCAATCTCCACAAATCCCTTCGGCGGGTCGGCCTCAATGCCATCCTCGGCCACGTCCTGCGCGAACGCGACCGCGTCCAGCATGTCCTCGCTGCCACTGAACCCGAGGTAGCCGATCATGATGAGGTCGTCATCGACCACCAGCACGAGCACCAGGGCGGACGCCAGTGTCTCCTCGTCAATCACCGCGAACAGTTTCCCGGCGCCCGCGCCTATCGTCTCGACTGCCTCGTCATCGAATTCCTCGCTGTCCAGCACGAGGTACCCGTCCATGAACGCTTCGAGAAACTCGTCATCGATGACCAGCAGCATCGCGTCACCGTGTGAGATCTCCGGGGACGGCTTGCCGAGTGGTTCGATGACGACCGTGATCCCCTGCTCCGTGCGGTCGTTGAGATACATCACCGCCTCGGCGTTATCCGTATCTTCGAACTGGGCGTGTGCTGGTGCAACCATCGCCAGCATGACCAGCATCGCCACTGCCATCGCTCGTCCTGCAATCTTCGTCATGGTGTTCATGTGTGTGCGCTCCTTCGTGCTGTATACGCTATCGTGCCGCCGTGGATCAGGTGCTCCAGTCAATCACCTCCTCTCGCAGTCCCGTCGCTGGCGGTGTCAGGATGGCGGCGATCATGTATGTGCATTCCTCGATGTGACCGCAAAGGCGGTGATAGTATTCCAGGTCGTCTGCATCCGCGAAGGATGGGTCCTCTCGTGTGTAGTCAATATCTCTCTCCAGCGGCTCTGCAGGCGGCACCGATACGTCCCGCACGAGTTCGTGTCGTTTCTCCTCCAGGAAGGTGCGACGTGCGTATATCCATTCCAGCATCTGCATGTCTCCTTGCGACCCCGGCACCTTCACGGACCGGGGTCGCGCTATCGCTCAGGCGAGTCGCGTGGCAAGACCAGCGGCCATACCCTTGGTGTAGTCACTCGCGCCCGTCATAGACAATCGCTTGGTGTAAAACGCGTGCGCGTCCCGCAGGCTGCTGGTGACGTACGCCGCGTCGGTATCGTCCGTGAAGGCTTTGGTCGCATCCCGGTACCCCTCGTCATAGGACGGGCAGGCGGCCATGAAGGCGTTCGCCGTCTCTATCTCTGCTGTCGCGCTCTTCGTTCGTCGTGTTCTGGCTCGTCGTGTCTTGGTCATGATTCTTGCCCTTTCGATTGTGTGGGGCGAGGTCCGCTCCTCACCCCCGCGATGCTATCGACCGTGGCCGCAGACCGGGCAGCGGGTGCTGCTCGTGCTGATACGTCGCGTACAGTTGCTACACGGGATGGATGCCTCCTGCCATCGCTGATTGTTCGTGACGTGCTGCGCGGTGCTCACCGCGTTGCTGCGTCGGATTGCGCCGGTGGTGATCTTCGCGTTGCGACTGCTCTTGCTGATGCTGGTCATGATTCCTCCCCTTCGCTCTCCTGCGCTGCATCAATCTCCATAATGCATTCGAGAAGGACGCCCGCGTGATACTGCGTTCCGAGTAGGTCCTTCAGGTCTTCGCGGATTCCCGCTTCCGTCCACGGGGAATCTCCCGCCCATATGCGCACGATCTGTCGCGCTGCGAATCGGTAGAGGGCGTCAATCTCTTCCTGGGTCTGGACGTTCTGACTGTTCGTGGTGATCATGATTCTTGCCCTTTCGGTCTCGTGGGATGAGGTCCGCTCCTCGTTCCCTGATACAAGAATAGTACAGTATCATGCGCTATGTGTCAAGGGGTTTCGGTGGTCAATCGGCCGAATCCGTTGTGGGTTCCTCCTCTGCACATGCGCCACGTTTCGCATGCACGCGACATGCTGCCGCGAGTTGCCGGAGTGTCGTCGTCGCGCCGTGTCCGCCGGGTGTTTGTTTCGTCACGAAGTCGAACACCTCAGCCATCCCGATCAGGAAGCGGGCCTCGTAGTCTGGCTCGCGAATGACGTTCGCCTGCGCCACGACGTTTCCGGTGTCATCCGCGTCGGGACGGAGGAGTTGGTTACTCGGACAGAGGAGTTGGTTGCGAGCGCCGCGAACGTCTTCGATCAGATCCAGCGCCGCGTCCGCACTGAGCCGAATGGTGACCAGCGACCCGTCGCGTATGCAGTCCAGCCGAACACGATCCTTCCGGTCATGCTCCAATGCGACGGATACCCGAATCGCGCCATCGGTAGAAATCTGTCCAGGCTCATGCATGAGGTTCTTGCTCCTGTATGGGGTTACTCGGCACGTCCTGATCCCGACCGTCCGGTATCGCGATAAGCACGTCGTCCACCACGAGGTAGACCTGCCTGCTCACCATGATGAGATCGTTCGGGTTCGTCTCCTCAGGCCCGCCCACGATCACGCGATACGGCGCGTCCGTCAAGGTCCACTCGGTGCCCATGCGTATCTCTGCACCGGGGAACGCCTCGTTGAGCGCACTCGTGATGTCGGCATCAATAACGGACTCGGGCGCACCGAGGGACGCGTGGGTGCTATGGCTAAACCAAATAGTGATCGTTATGTCATCATTCGAGACGACGGGTGTGTCGGTCATGAGTGAGTGGCTCCATCACGGTAGTCGTACGCAGAGCGGCACATCTTGCAGCGCGGGTGCCTGCCTGATCTGGCCTGATTGTTTCGATGAAACGCAGTCAACGGTTTGATCGTCTGACATCGGGCACACCGCTGGTGGTCTGGTCCGACCTGCTGCGGCCCGCGCTGCGCCATGCACGGGAACGTCTGACTCGGGATCGGCGGGTGCTCCGCAATCATCCCGGCATCTCGCAGTGCCTCACGTATACTCACCATGATGTCATCTCCTTCAGCGGCATCGCGCATAGCGACTGCCCTCCTGCGATATATCGGGGATACGTATCTCCGTAGCGTTCCGGCTCCAGATCGAACACACGGCGTGCCGGAATCTGATGGAATGTCGCGCCGTGTGTCCCCCAGCTATGGAGTTCATAATTGAGCGAATCAAGGACGCGGGTTACGTGAGATAGGTCAGCGACGGTGATTGTGTCTACACGAATAACAAGATTATCGCCTGCCTCGGCGGGAATCGGGTCGAGCCGTCGCTGTATCTCGGTGTTATACAAGTGGTCGCGCAGGTCGCTTGCCGCGCTAAAGAGAGGTCGTTGCGTAGCCATCTGTTGTTCCTTTCGCTACTCGCCAGTCCGCTCTGGCGCCGTGCTACGAGTATAGCACATATCATGCGTCCGGTGTCAACTCTTCCTGATCGGCGTCACCGTCCATCTGCTCCAGCACGCCGTGACCGACCGGGGTGAGGCGCGTGCTCCGGCTGACCCCGACCTGACGCTCGATATACCCGGCATCATGCAGCGCCCGCAGGTGATACCCGATAGATGATTCTGATCGGTACGGCGACAGTCTGAGCAGGTCGCGGTAGGACGGCGCGGCATCAAAGGCATTCCAAAACGCGTCAATGGCACGAAGGAGCAGGATGTTCGGCTGTCGTGCGCTGCGGGACACGGCGTCGGACGCCGGAACGTGATGCGTATAGAGACCGTGGCGCGGGGCAGGCTTCCATCGGCGATACCGGGCGATGGCCATGCGGAACTCGTACAGCGCCACGTCAATGGACAGGTCACCGATCACGTGGGTGGCGACCTGTCCCGTATCCGCGAACCGCGCCCACCATACCCGTCCCTCATCAGGATCAGCCACGATGAACGCCATCACGGTCACCGGGAACTTGCACCGGGTATCGTTCCGATCACAGTAGGCGAGGATGACCCCTGTACCGATGGCCGACGGCGGGGGAGTCCCACGGTCGGCCAGTGCAGCGTCAATGCGGCGCCCGGGGCTCGTCACTGATTCCGCATAATCCGTTTCAGCATGCCGGGGTCACGCTCAGCCATGCCGCGAGCCGTCGTGCCGGAATAATGGATTTGCGCCATCTGGCGGTTCAGTTCCGCGATGACGGCCTGTTTCCGCTGACCGGACAAGCTGTCAATCCATCCGCGAACGCCATTCTGATTCATGGCGGGAAACGCGACAAGGTCAATGCGCTGCATCCACGCGTCCAGGGGTTCGCCCTCGCGCCGCAGATACGGGTTTCGTATCGGGGTGATGCCTACCATGGTTGTGCCTCGCCCTGCGCGAGCGGCTTGACCGGGGTGACCGTATCGGTTTCTGAACAGGACGCACACACGGCCCGACCGGAATCAGGCATCCGCTCCTGCTCGGGAATAGCATTGCCGCACGCCGCGCATCGTTCGCCCGTTTGCATCTGTGCGAAGTACCGCTGGGTTCGCTGCATCGTTCGCGTTGTGGGTGACTGCGGCATGACGTGTCGTTTCTGGATTTGCGGGAATCGTAGTCGCATGGGTTCCTCCGTGCCGTCATTATTGACGGCATCATACATGATGTCGTGATCACCCCACCGTGTCGCGCAGCGCCCCGGCACCAATTCTGGGTCATTCGCGCTCCCTTCGTTCGATGAGATCAACATCATGCAGACGATTGACGATCTGCCCGTATCCGAGCGTCCATTGCTCGGTGGAGATAGACTTTAATCGGTAACCCGCCTCCACGTGCGCCATCAGGTCACGCAACACGTCACGAACCCGGGCCTGCCGATCATCCCCGTCATCTTCCACCTGTCTCGGCACCAGACGCACCTCCATGCGGGCAGGGGTGCCCGGCAGCGCTTCGAACTGTCGAATCGGCGCGAACACCAGATCACGGTCGTTACTGATGATACCGGTGCTCTCGAGTTGATCAATGCCGACCTTGCACACGGCTAGCAGATTGTCCCCATCCCATTGCTTCGCGGACCGCTCCCGGTAGTACGTGATATGACAGGCCGCCTCCCCGGCGATGATCGGCTCCGTCGGCATGGACACCATCCCCGGCGTCCCTTGCGCCTCCTCTAGCCCAGTGATGATGGCGTTGTACCACGCAGAGCGCCACGCCGACCGCTCCTTGCGCGTGATCCATACTGGCACCTTGCGCGATGCATTCGGCGAGATGTCGTACGGCGGTCGCATCGAGACGGTGAAGACAAACGTCGTGGTTTCGATCATTCGGCATCGCCAATTCCACGTGTGACCAAACGCACCATCGCGCCGAGGTCGGCGTCATTGAGGCTGAACACCTCCGCAATCACCGCCATGGACGCGAGGTACGGAATAACCCGACCACTCTCCCATCGGCTCCACTGGCTAATAGACACGCCTGATCGCTTGCACGCCTCTGTCTGCGATATTCCTGCACGCATGCGCACGGCCTGAAGCACTGCCCCGAAGTCCGCGCCTGATACCTCTGTCGTAATCTGTCCTTTTGCCATCTGCATATCCTTTTGTGTGGTGTAGCATGAACGTGAACCGGTTGGCGTGATGCCGGGCAAGTTCACGCCGACCGGTTCACCCGCTACGCGCCATGTGTCTCAAAACGGGCTTATGCTCGACGTATTCTCTTTCCCCTCGGCGTCTGCCAGTATCACGCGCAGCGCGGCAAGCACGACCATTGTGTTGGGCCGACCCGCATTCGCCATCCGCACCGTCGTCATCACGTCCGCCGCAGACTGCCCCGTCACGGCAACGATCTGACTGACCAGCCGGTCGCGCTCGTCAATGAACTCGATAAACGTAAAATTGCCATGCGCCTGATGCTCACCTTGGGATATCTTCATCGGGATCGTGCCTCCTGATCGTGGCGTGGGTCCGCTCCCTGCCGCATGTGTGTAGTGTCCATGATTGTAGCCGTCGTGTCAAGTGGTGCTGCACGCAGCACACCCCCGGTCGTTGGAGGTGACCAAGGGTGTCCTGAAGGGCTCAGTTGGTACATGTGAGGGAATGGGGCGGAGGAATGGTTTGCGGACACTCTACGCTCCCGGCTCCATGCAACCACGAGAAGTATACCGACATTGCATGGCCCCAACAAGGCTACTCGCCAAACAGGCGACGGCCATCGTTCGTTCGCCGCGCATGATGCCCTGACGGTGCCGGTCCGTGTGCGGCAGCGAGCCGCATGGCCACCGGGTCGATCACCTGATTCATGCCCAGCACGGGCCAGAGATCAACAGCGCGGTGACGATTGAACGGGCCGAGCACGTGCATCGGCTCCTTGTAGGACATCCCCTCCGGCACGGTCACCGGCATCGCCAGCACCTCGTCACGCCACGCCCACCCGGCACAGAAACAACTCTCCGCTTCGGGCGGTGTGCTCACACACCACATCAGGACGTAGATGTCCCCGGTGAGATCACGAGATGCCTTGACGTTCAGCGCACCGCGTAGCGACGTCGTCGTCTTGATCTTGTACCCGTTGACCGTGAGGGTGATCTGCTCTTTCCCCTTGGGATGTTTCGTGGGTGGCGTCCAGTCAGGACGCCCGGCGAGCCGAGCGAACGCGAGTGACCCGACGATGCCGAGTTCCTCCGACCGGGGTTCTAGCGGCGTGTTCTTGCTGCTGAAGCGATTGGAATGGCGGCGCGTTTCGGCAACCGTCGTGACATCACGGTTATCAGGCATCAGGAGACCACACCATTTTGCTCGGATGGCATGAGGTCGTACATTGTCCGCTGCGCGAGCCGTTGATGGATCAGGTCGGCATAGGCGGGGTTGATCTCAATGCCGATGGCGCGGCGTCCATTGTGGACGGCCACTTGGAGGGTTGTACCGGAGCCGGCAAACGGATCGAGAACGGTATCTCCCTCGGCACTACCGGCGAGGATGCATCGGCGCGGGATCTCCGGTGAAAATGTGGCGAAGTGCGCGCCACGAAATCCCTGCGTACTGATCGTCCACACGCTCCGGGCGTTGCGGGATGTGCCATCCCCGCCGAGGCCAGCCCACTTGGTCACATGACCGCTCACGCTGGGGTCTCCGCGCCGTATTGGATCTCCGTCCGCCTTGCGTTCCTCCCACGTCGGGTACTTCCGACGCTCCGTCGCTGGCTCCGCAATCGCCTTCGCGTCATAGAAATACCGGGGCGACTTGGACAACAGGAAGATGTACTCGTGCGCCTTCGTCGGGCGGTCGGTCACGCTCTCGGGCATCGGGTTCGGTTTTGCCCAAATCACGTCGGAGCGCAAGTACCAGCCATCGTCCTGCAACGCGAACGCCACGCGCCACGGGATGCCGATCAGTTGCTTCCGTGCTCCGTAGCTATCCCCAATGACGATCCAAACAGTACCGTCATCTCGCAGCACGCGACACACCTCCCGGAACACGGCGACCAGCGCGGCGACGTAGTCCTCGACCGTGGATTCGAGTCCGATCTGGCGGTCAACACGAACCGCACCACACGTACCGCAGACGTTGCGGTATTGGGTAGCGCCATTGCTCCCAGCGTTCGACGCCTGACTCTGTATCCCGGTATGCCCTAATCCTGGATTCAACGTGTAATCGAACCGAGATGGTGCGCGGTGGTCACACGCGGGATCGCCGCCCTCCCATGTACCTGTTCCGTAATCTCTAAGGCCAAAGTAAAGTTATGGCGGGGACGTCACGCAGGTCTGAACGCTCTTGTCTGGAAGCGTTTGCAGCTGTTCGCGTGCGTCCCCAATGAGGATGGTGTGCATATCCCTTTACCCCCTTTCCTGCTTGATAAACTCGCGATTGACGTTCACCTTGCTATGTACCCAAGCGTCGCGAGTTGCTCGCGGACATCGCCTATCAGAATCGTGTGCATCAGGTGATCACTCCATTCCGTTGCGCCGGGTCATGTCTCCCAAGACGCGCCAGCACGCGTTCGATCAGGTTCACGGTTCGCTGGTCGCGGAACACGTGGGCTTCGATCACCGCCAATGCCTCACGCAGCGCCTCGTACTCTGCCTGATCGTGTGTGGCCTCCATTCTCGCGGTGATACTGTCAACGATGCTGCTCAGGCTGGGAATGTGCTCGTTCATACTACCGGTCCTTTCTCGTACAGGCGCTTGTTGACCTTGTCGTACGCAAACCGGACGCGACCCGGTTTCGCATAGTCCATCCAACGGGATTTTGTCACGATGATATCCACCTCGTCCGGCTGAGTAACGAGGTCTCGAAAGACCGTCAGCCCGAAATCCGCCTTGTTCCGAAAATGCACACTTCCAGAGATATTTTGCAGTTTGGGGATTTGCTCCTCCCCGTTGTCGGTGTTCGGCATCTTGGTTGGGTGGGCGATTAGCCATAGATGAACGTCGTTGACACGAGCAAAGTTCCGAAGCCGCTGGAGTGCTTGGTTGATGTACTCGGTGTCATTCGTGCCGTGTGGGCGGTCGTGTTCGATTTCGTTCCACGGGTCGATCACCAATCCCTGAATGCCGCGACGAAAGATCAACACTTTCGCCTTCTCCAGGATTTCATCAATCGTGGGCTGTTCGGGGAGGATATAGGTAAAGTGCTTGCTGACCCATTCGTGCGCATCGAGCAACTCGTCCTGTGACATTTTTCTTCGCGCCGGTCCGTCTCGGACAGGGAGGCCGCTATACTGTTCGATGATTTGGGCCTGATGTTTTTCGAGCGGCACCTGCTCGGGGGAAAAGATGGCGATGTGCCATCCGGCCTGCTCCACAAGCCGCACAAGCAACTGATCGAACGCCGTACTTTTCCCGTGACTTGAATGCCCCGTAACAATGGTGAGCATTCCTGACTTGACCCGGTAGATTTGGTCAAAGTGTGGGTAGCCAAACCCAATGCCGGTATCGGCGTCATTGTGGTAGAGATCGATCAGGCGTTCCGTGAGTTCGTCGCCAGTGATAATCCCACTGATCGGCTCAGGCCGAGCACTGTCGAGCAGGTCCGCGACCCCACGTGCCCCGTGCTGGATCAGGACGTCATTGGCATCCTTGCATCCATCCGGCCATTGCACCCGATAGCACCGCTCCGATCCGATACGGCGCACCAACTCGTTCGCCAGCGTTCGGCCGGGTTCGTCATTGTCCGTCGCGATGATGACCTGCTTTGCGGACGCGAACACCTCTTCGCAACTATCAAGGAAATCCAGCTTTGCCCCGATCTTCGCACCGGGAGCGGGTGCGCCGTTCGGCACCGATACCACGGGATCGAACCCAGACGCGACCATCGCCAGCCGGTCCATCTCACCCTCACACACCGCCACCGTTTCCG